TCATGACTCACAATCCTAAAGCCCTGCTTCCTATACTAAGAGTCTTGGGGTCAAGGCTACGTGAGACTCTCAGACTAATAGAAAAATTCACTGGAGTAAAAAAATGGCATCAATAATAATACTGACTAGCCTAGTATTCTACCTAGTCACATCCAATATCTCAGAGACCAGCTACGCACAGAAAGCTACCTTCCTAAATATGTACCAGTGTGAACAGGTCCAGGTGGAGGATCAGGTGTGTGTACCTAAGACGGATAAGACTGTAGGATTATTTGTCGAGAATGAAAACTAAAAAAGAGGAGAATCATAATGGGACCTATGCAAGAAGCAATGTTTGCTGTTTATATTTTAATGCATGTAGTGTTTACACCTATCAATGACCAAGATCACCGTGCAGTACAGTACAAGGCCACTATAATGAGTGTAGGCCTCAACTCTCAGCAGTGTGTAGATTCAGTCAAGGCAC